TATGTTCTGCAGCAACATAAGCAGCATTATTATTTGTACAAAATGATCTTAATGATACACCTTTATCTTCAAATTTTCTATATAATTTAAAATCATAGCTAATATCTATTAATTTTTGAAAATGTTTTTGTGGTGCTTCAAATCGAACACCTATTTGTACTGCTTTAGGTTCAGTTGCTAAATTATAATCTTCAGCTAATTGTTTTCCAAAATCAATTCCTGATTTACCAACACCAAATATAAGTTTATCATATTGCATTTCATCTACTGCTCCTATAGATACTATTTGATATTTAAAATCAATATCAGTAACTTTAGTTTCCCAAATAAATTCAACACCTTTACTAACTAAATAATCATACCAATTTTTACCTATCTCATGTAAGTAATCTGTACCAACATGCCATACAGGAAATAGTTTTAAACCAAAGTATGGTTTAATAAAATCAGGTTCTGCTTGAGGATCTGAGCATTGTACTTCTTCTGGTTTAGGATGGAATCGTTTAAAATTAGCTATAACTTGATCAAATAATTCCATTGCTTTTTCTTCACCACAATATTTTGATAATTGACCTCCTACTTCAGTGTGGTAAGTTAATTTACCATCACTCCAACCACCTGCACCTAAAAAACCTGTCATTACTTCTTCAGGTTTACGTTCATAAGGTGATTTACCCATATCAATTATAGTGATTTTATCACCAGGGTATCCATTATCTACTAATTTAGTTGCAGCATTAATACCTGCTACACCTGCTCCTACAATTACTATTTTATCTTTTGCCATAAAATCTATTTAATGTATTATACATTCCTACTACTCCAAAATTACCACCATATTTTTTATTTTGTTCTAAAAAAAACATCATTAATCTTTGAAATGAATTACTTTTATTTTTGCTCATGTATTTGTAAATTTTATGTGTTAAATATAATAAAAAAAGTGGCCCAATCCAAAGATTAGGCCACAGCTCTAAAAAAATTTTTATTTAAAGTCGACTGGCTATGAATCAGTCTATATGTTGTTTTATCCAGCTATTTTAGATATAAATGCTTTTACTTCTCCTCCTTTAACAGCAGTTAAAGCAGCTTCTAATGTAGTTAAAGATAAATTTTTAGCTTGAAGTGCTTTTACAGCAGTTGCTCCTGATATTACTAGGAATGTAGCTACTATAACATGAAATATAGCACTTGATACTTTATCAGCTTTAGCTTTATCTTTAATAAATTTACTTACTATTCCTTTAATTGGAGCCATATATAAATGATGTAAATCATCTGCTATACCTCCCAATTTTGCCATCCATTTTTGATATTCACTTTCATCTGTTGGTTTTTTACCTAAAATCTTTCTTACAGTATTACCCGCAGCTTTACCAAATTTAGCAATTAATCCCATTATAGCAGGAAGAGCAAGAGCAATACCTGCTACTGTTAAAAAACCTTCATTTTGGGTTTTAGATTTTTTTTCTAATTCATTATCTAGTGCTTTTAAAACACTACTCATTTCGTCTTTTATATCATCAACTACTTCTTTTTCTTTAGCATCTTCTTCACTTAAGATATTGATGATTTCTTCCTTAATAAGTTGTTTAATTTCTAACTGTTTCATTAAGTATATTTTATTTATAAATATATAAATTTATTTATTTAAGTATTTCAACCTTAACCCTCTACCAGAATTCTATACTTGCCTAAAAAACCAATATTGGTAGTCCACTCTTCACCAAATCCTTTATCTTCTTCATCATTACCAGTCCTATATGCAGTCACCTGAGTTTCTTCTCCCATAGTCTGTTCTATTTCATATCTACTTTGACCGCTATTATACT